TCATTCCTTTTTCCCTTCGCTGGAGGATGCTGCGCGCTCCATCGCCGCAATTGCCGCCACCTTGTTCCGGCAGTCGGCCCCCGCATCGAGCGCGTCGATCAGATAGTCGGCGGCCTGCGCGTCCGTATATTTGCCCCCTGCGCCGGACGGCGAGGGCGGCACGGGCTCGGCCGTGCAGGACAGGTAGCGCGGCGGTACCGCGATCCTACCGGGCGGCGCGGCGGGTCCGCAGGCGCTGCATGACAGCATCGACGCCAGGCCCAGCATTGTCGTTCGTCGCTTCATTCTTCGCTACCTCCCGCAATTCGCGCACCTGTTCGGCGGTGCGGACCGTCAAGGACATTTCCGTCAGCGCGGCCGCGCGCGTTGCATCGGCCGCCGCAGCCTGAAGCTTGGCCGCCGTCGCCGCATTGACGATCGCCGCGCGTTGATTAGCCTGGCTCTTGCCCACGCAGGATGCCGGCGCCCAGATGACGATCGCGCCAGCGACCAGGCCGACAATGAAGGGGAGCCGCCACCCCGATGGCAGCGCGATCATGGCGCCATCCAATAGGCTACGCCGCTCAGCAGCGCGAACCAGATAAGCCCGCCGATCGGCAGGGCGATCAGGATGCCTTTCATGGCTCGCGCTCCTCGACCTTGGCCTTGGCAACCTGCCGGTCCTTCAATGCGATCGCGCCGGCCGTCGCGCCGACCAGGGTGGCGATCCCCGCCGGATAGGCGAGGCAATAGCTATCGAACGATGCAATGATCTTTCCGGCCCACACCAGGACCGGGACCGACACGATAAAGGTGATGGTGCCGAACGCGCCCAGCAGCCGCTGCACCTCATACGTGCCGTTGATGCCCTTCAGGGCCTCGAGAAGCTTCATGCCAGCAACCCCTTCATTGTCGCCAGCTTGGCCTTGCGATCATCCAAACCGTTGCTGCCGCCGTTGATCTTACGGGTGATGCCCTGAATATCGTCCCTGTCGGCCAAGCCATTCAGGCCTTTCAAATCCCAATATTTGCAGGCGACGTGCAAGCCGATCGACGGGATCGCCGGCAATTCCGGTCGGCGTTCGAAGTCGATCCCGATCGCACGACCATAGTCGCGATAGTTGGCGCGCCCGGTCAGCTGGATAGGGCCGCGACCTTTGTATCGGACCCCGTCACCCTTTTGCACATTGCCCAGATTCGCACGGCCCTCATAGGCGGCGCCACTGGCATACTCCTCCATCGCTTTGAAATTATCGCTTTCATGCGCCAGCTGGGCGATGAAGTGGGCAAAGCGAAGGTGGTTTGCCATGATGCCGAACGCCGGCACATGCACAGCAGCCGCGAGCCCCAACTCTTCCGCGCGGTCCACCGTGGCGCCAAAACGACGGAACAATGCGGTAAAGGTCACGCGACCAGGATCATTGTCCTGGCTCACCCCAAGGCGCCTCTGTAGAGGCATCCAGTCATTCATGTGGTTTCTCCCCGATCACTCGACCTTCAGAAATTGCCAGTTGCACCTGCTGGCGCAGATCTCCGGTGGACATGGCCAGCACGAAGCCCTCCAGCTGCTGGATGCGCTGGACCAGGCGCGTCTCCATCGCAGCGCATTGCGCCCGATCCGCCACGATGAGAGCCTCCAGTTCGGCGATCCGGTCGTCCTTAGCCTTGCCCAGGATCGACCACATATATTTGCCGACCACGCCCCAGAAAGCGGAGCAGGCAACGCAACCGGCGGCGAACGCCATGGCGAGTTGCCCGCCATGCTCGCCTGTGTAATCAATGCCCACCCTAGCCCCCACACCCATGGTTCACCGACCTGCGTCCGTTTCCTCGATAGCATGCAGGATCGCAGCGATAACCCGCTCACCCAGTTCACCCGGCCGCTGCCGAACGCTTTCCTCGAAACGCGACACCTTGCCCCGGCTGTCACCCCAGGTATCTTCCCACGTCTGCATACCCACGTAGTCGATGATCGCGCGGCATTTGCCGTGGCGGTTCTGCACCTCGGCCATATGCTCGATCAGACGTTTGCTGTCCGAATAGGCATTGGTGCGAAACATTGTCCATGGCGACGAGCAGAACAGCGCGGCGGCGTAACCAAGCTCTTCCGCCTGGCGCATCACACGAAGCGCGCGCGCCACCGCATGGCTATAATTCAGCCAAGTTTCCGGCGTATAACCTTGCTCGCCAGGCCACCCGGCATCAACGACGATCGCACCGGGCCACGCGGGCAGATCTTCGTTATCGGCAAGGCCGACGACCAACCAGCCTTCCGCACGCATAGCCTCCGCGCAGGCGCGCCCGACATTGCCATCGATGCCCACGATGTAAGCGAGATGCTGATGGAGATTTTCGGTAAAGAACACAGGTCTTCCTTTCTCACCAGGTCGGATCGGGCTGGTCAATAAAGCTGAGGCTGACCCGGACCAGCGCCAGGGGCGAAGCGCCGGTGACACGGACGACATCACCGTCCACATACTCGATGTTACATGGTCGCCATTCGCTGGAGGAACCTTTATAGGCCGCCTTCGCGGTCTGCATTTTGTCCTGGGCAGCAACTATCCCATGAATAATGGAAACGTTGCCCGAAGCGTCCGCTACCCCACTGTAGGGTTTCGTCTTGATCGGCCAGCTTATGTCTCCCGATCCGGCCTTTTTGCCACCGGACAGATCGATTTCGTAACCAGGCAAAATCTCTGCTTCGCCTGCCAACACTTCGATGGCCGGGAAACCGTTGCCGCCAATGTCGAAATCCGTGGCCTTGAGCCTTAGGCTCGTTTTGCTGCCCACTGCGCTCGCCTCATGGCGAACCACGTTGCCGCAACGACTGCCGCTGAAATCGCCGACAATCCTGGTATTGGGGCCAAGAATGTGTATGAGGGGGCTGCCGTCGGGACCATTAAGTCCCTGGCCGGAAAATTGCGACAGGTCGGCAGTATGGCCGACCGCATCGGCCGCAACATAATAGGCTGTTTTGCCGACATCCATATCGCACTGGCTGATTTTCAGCTTTTTGGCCGTACCCAGATGCGTGGCGCGCGGATCATCACTTCCTGCAAAATTCGTTATGAAAAACCCGATGCGATGCCAAATCGAGAATATTCTGGACATGAACCAATTGTCACAGCGGCCCAGAATTATATCGATCAGATGATCATCAATAGCATCCTGCGCTTCGGCGAACTGCAAAGATACCGGCCAGCCATGCCATCCTACATGTTCGCATGTGTCATAGGAAAAATCGCACCTGAACCTGTTCTCGAAGAATTGGCCCAACCAATCCGTGATATTGTTCCTGCCCCCATTGAAATACACGCCCTTCGACGAACCAATGGACGTAAGCCTGCTTATCCTGGCATCGTTGATGTACGGCAGGTAAATATCATAATCATAGGATATGGGGATATATGGGGCGCCAGCTATCACAGGGGGCTGCAAACGCTTTGTCGTGATGTTCGTCAGCGATACAGGCGCGCCGCTGCCAGAGCTAACCAGACCTTTCCCTGGATGATCGAAATGTAGAATGGTCGTGTAATAAGAGCTACCGCCCTCATATCCGTGGGAATGCGCCTCCATCACAAAGCCGTCCGCCATGTTCACAGGACGGCCGCACAATATTTCTCCCGCCGGAGCTCGCAAAATTGCCTTTGCCTGCACTACTTCAGACGAGGCAGCCTCGATTATACTGGCGCAATCATTGTTGCCATTCAGGTCGATATGGTCCCAGTCCCTGACATCGGCGTGGCGCGATCCCAATTTCTGGAGATCAATGAGCGCGGGGGACGATGGAATGGACGATCGATGACCTGTAAGCCGTGACCCCTTGTCATCTTCAGGACTGGCAAGATCGCGGCGCAGGTCGGGATCGTTACCCGTGCCGCTGGCGCCACCGATGGCACCGTCGGGCAGCCCAACAAAGAACTGACCCGATCGTGAAGTCGCGGGGAGAAGTTCCGGGGCGACCTCGCCTTCAGGAACCTTGATCGCGCGGAGCGATGTTTCACTTTGCTGATCGTCCTGCTCCTGGGCGATCAGCATCTGCCGATCCAACGCCTCTTCGTGACTGGACGCAGGAAAGCGATCGTTGATGGTGTAGGACATGGATTGCGTCCGCGCCGTGCGGCGCCGGATCAGCAGGCGCGCGCCCGCGATCGAGGTCTCGAGTGTAAGCGTGCCGCCAGCATCAGTGGCCCCGCCCGTCACCGCATAATCAGCGCCGTAAGACAACGTGACGATAGTACCCTTAGCCACCGCCCGACGGACGACCAAGTCGGTCGGGGCGTTGAAGCGGAACGGCACCGGAAACGCCAACGTCGCCCCATTTTCAATATATTTGACGCTGGCAGTCAGCGCGGCGACGGTCATTGCATGCTCTCCCCGAAGGCGTTGGAGAAGTCGGGCGCATCCGGTGCCGTCTCACCGGGGGCCCAATAATATTGGGTTTTCTGCTCGCGCGCGCGGCGCTCCATCCGCCGCCAGGCACTGCGATAGTCGGGATCGATCTCTTCCTGGATCTGGTCCGTCAGCAAGCGGTCAAAGGCGAGCTTGGCATACCAGAGCGACCCGCCTGGCGCGTTCTGCCGTGCCAGGCGCATCGCCTGCCACGCTGGGCGCTTGGCCGTGGGAATGCTGGCGAGCGCATCGATATCCTGCGCAAGCGGGCCAGCCAGCGTGCCGGCGAGCCCCCCGCCGAAGCGGTTTTGTGTCGACGACAGGAAATCACCGAAGATGCCGAAGCCGCCCCCCTGAAGGACGGCCGCGCCCCAAAAGGCGGGGTCGTCCATCGGACGCGGATCCTTGCCACTGGCCACCAGCTTCAGCTGCGCCGCCATCGCGCCCATCACCGTCGTGCCGATCACCAGCCCGGCCGCATAGCGCCCTGCGTTGCCGGCCGATTGTTCCATGATCCGCTGGCCTTGCTTGATCAGCATGGAAATGCCGAACGACTTGAACAGCAACGCGGAACGGGTGATTTCTCCGATCACTGTCCCGCGCGGCGCAACGCTGTTGATCATCGCGCGCGTGCGCAGATCCGCGACAGGGACGGCGAAATCCGTCTCCTGAAGGATCATCTCCAGCATCCGGTCGCCCAGCGCTGCGTCTTCTACATTGCTGGGCTTCAGCCAATCGACGCCGCGATCGGGCTCCAACGGCGTCGCGCGGATCTTGTCCCATCCACCGGCATCGATGCCGTTCCGCGCCATCGACCGCTGAAGCGCTGGATCCAGCGCATCGAACGACTTGCCGACCTGGTCGGACAGGTGGCCCATAAATTCCATGCCGAACGCCCAGCGCCCCGCTTGCGTCCAGCGCGACAGGCCCGACGCGCGCAAAACACCTTCAGCCAGGCGACGCGCTCTTTCCCCTGTCAATTCTTCATTGAGATAACGGCCCTGCGCCGATGCTTTCTGAGACCACTCATCGGCGATCAGGCCCAGGCGTACAGCCAGCTTCTGATCGGCGCGCGAGCCAGGCTTTAGCAGCTTCACATAATCGCGGATAATGCCGGCGGCAGGTAGGCCATTGTAGTGCCGCGTCGAATATTGAAACGCCAGATCGGTTACGGCCGACAATGTCGCGCTGCCCAGTTTTGCAGCCGTCTGAAGACTACGCAGAGCAGAGAAACCTAGAGCCAGCGTACGATTTTCCGGTCGCTGAGACGCCCCACTGAGTTCATCCCACAAGCGATCGACCACGCGGCCGCCAGCATGGGCGGCATCGACGGCCTTGCTACCGGGCTTCGCGTCAAGCGCGGCCGACTTCGCAATACTGTCCTTCACCCATTGGATTGAGGCATTGGGATTTGGCCCGAGGATCTCCATCGCCGCGATCTCGTGCGAAAGGCCATCGATATGGTTCATCATCGCATCAAAGGCCGTGCCAGCGCCGAAATCGGCCTGATAAGCCATCCAGTCGTCAGCGCCCTTGAAGATCAGGAACCGGCTGTCGCTATGCCGATTTGCCATCGATCCTGCGCCCGCCCCGCCTGCCTCGCGCTTGTTCCAACCATCGGTCCGGAGCGTTTCGAAAATGTTGCGCAGAAAATCGTCATAGGCCCGATCGGTGAAGGGCAGGCCAGTGTCCCGATCCAGCATCTTGGCGCGATCGAGCCTGGGCGCGATCGACGCATACCAGGCGTCAAAGCCAGCAGCGCGGACCTTGCGGCTGTCATGCGCCTGGGGCATGCCCCATTTTTCCATCTTGCCGATATCGCCGCCCGCCGCATTGAACCGCTGGCGCAGCATGTCGGCCGTCTGCCCCCAGGCGTCGGCCATCTCGCGCGCGGCCAGATTGCCGCTCGACCCCGGCTCGAACGCCTCGCGCACGATATCCTCCAGCTGGGCGCGGTTACGCACCTGGCCGAACAGGTTGCGGCTATGATCGGACAGGATCTGATCCATCATGCCATGCGCGCGGCCACGGATCGCAGCGGTTCGCCCGCTGACATTGGAGTAGGAAGCCCGGCCGTCGCGGTCCAGCAATGCCGCCCCAGCGCGCGGATCGATCGCCGTGCCGGACTTCCTCCCCCCATTATAGCCGGTCATGCCGGCCAACGCCGTCTGTTGCGCCTTCACCTGCAACAGCGTGCGGCGCGCCTTCAGCTGCGCCTCATTCTCCAGCGCCTTCAGAACCTGGTTCGTCGCCAGAGCCTCGGCCGCCGCGCCGCCCATCTGCTGGTCGTAAATGGCGAGCAGCTGATTATAGCGATCGAGCGCGGCCCGCCCCTTGCCCTTGGGGATCTTGCCCTGGTCGATCAGGTCGGGGATGCAGACGCCGGCGCTCACAGGCAGCTCCTGATGGTTTCGATGACGGCGCGGTCCTCGTCCAGGTCGGCCAGGATGTCGGCGATCGAGATCTCGTTTCCGTCCTCGATGCGGAATGCCGCGCCCGTGTCACCCTCGGCCGCATCGAGCAGCGCCCGCATGTCATGCGCCAAGCTTTCGGCCTGGAGGCTGGCACCCTCTCCATGCGGTTCGGAAAACAGATCCAGCTGGCGCGCTTCAGCCGCGATCGCCGGCCCATCGATGCGCGCAGCCGCGATGTCATCGCGAGCGGCAGAAGTTGGCGCGATCGCTCCGGGCATTTCACGCCGGGCCGCGCGACGTTTGTTGACAAATGCCGCGCCGGCAGGCGTCAAGTCACCTTCGCCACTCAGGCGATCGACTGCAAATCCCGCATCCTCCAGCGCATCATAGAGCTTGGTAGCGACACCCTGGCGGCGGAATGCGGGGCGGACATGCGTCGATACTTCATTCAGGATGTCGCGAGCTTCAGCGCTGACCGGCAACTGGACATAGGCCTGAGAGATACCGTCGGCATCGCGCCACAGCGCCGAAACATAATGGCCGCCTTCCTGGATTATTTCGATGCCAGGCTCACCTTTTGTCGGATAGAAGCTTAGTAGCGCATCGGTGGAGGCGTCGTCCCGAACGGTGGGGACTACAGGATCAACAGGGTAGGGCGCGCTGACGTCCTCGACCGGACGCTCCGGCGTGCCAAGCATTTCACGAACCTGCGCCGCTTGCTCCGCCTGCAACACGCGATCGTCTGCAAACATATCTCGGCGTAGCGTCGGCAGATCCGCATAGTCGATTTCGATCTGGGCACGATCGGGCGCGTCGATCGACACCCGCTCGGCGTCCATCGCCGGATCGCGCAGCACCGGCACTTCCCCCTCGACGTCGATCACTCGCGCATCGACGCCGGCGATATCCTCCATCTCGCGCCCCAGCGCGGCCATGCCGCGCCGCAGGTCGCCGGTCGTTTCCGCGCCCTTCGCTGGCCGCATGAAGTCCTGGACATAGGCACGCAGCGCGCCGGCCTCATCCGCCTGGGCCAGCACCTTGCGGCCGCCATGGTCGCCGCCCTGCAATTCGTGATGCAAAAATTCCAACTGCTGGCGCCGTGTCGGATTGGGACCATAGCGGCGGATCAGTTCCGCCTTGCGCGGGCCGAGCCATTGGCCAAGGCCCATCGCGCCGGACGTCGGGTTGAGCGCGGCATGATTGCTCGCGCTTTCCGCTGCGATGCCGGCCGCGATCCCGCGCGCCTGCGCCTCGCTATAGCCCTTTTCCTGGAAGAAGCCGACGACGTCCGCCGCCAGTCGACCGCCCGACATTTTCAGGCGCGGTCGCGCTGCCGTCGTCATGCCACCCGGCACGACCGGCGGGATACGGATCGGCGCATCGGCCGTATTGGCGCGTATGATGGCTTCCATCGATGCCTGCATCTGCGCCGCGTGCGCGTCCATCCCCTCGGGCGTCGGCTCAAAGGGGCTGCTCGCCCGGATCTCCGCGTCCCGTTCGATCACATGGATGGCGGCCCGCTCATCGGGCGTGCGCATGTCCGGCGTTACATGGCGCCCGAAGACGTCAGCCAACTCGCCATCGCTGACCCCGTCCAGGTTCGCGCGCGACAGAGCCGTCGCCACTTTGCGATCCAGCGGCGTCACGGCGTCCGCCACGGCCCCGATGCCCTTGGCAATACCCTTGACAGCCTGGGGCAGCACAACGTCGCCTACGACCCCGCCAACCGCCCCCATCAGCGTGTTGAGGCTTGCCTCGCCCAGCGTCAGTTCTTCGCCCAGCTGCTCGCGATTATCCGCGACGATCGGCTGCTGTACCAGTTCCAGCCCGCCATTGATCAGCGCTGACCGTCCCGCCTGCACCCAGACCGTGCCGGTTCCACCACCCAGGGGGAGCGATGCGATGTTGACCGGGTCATGCATGGTTTCCCACACGCCGCCGGCAAAACCTGTCACCGTCTGGCCGACGCCGGAGGATCGGCCGATCACATCACGCGCACCGGCGCGCGCCGCCTTTTCCCGGTCGATGATGCCCTTGCGGAAACTGCCCAGGTCATTGGGAATGCCGGACAGGAATTTGGGATCGCGCGCGCGGATCGCCCCGATCTCGCCAAAGATCGCGGCCTGCTGCTCGTCTCGCGTGACGCGCGGATCGAACATCGACCCGAAATCGAACGACCCCCGATCGGCCGAGGCGCGCCGCTCCATCGCATTTTGCCAATAGCCCGGATTGACCATCGGCTTCAGCCCCCGCCGCGCGCGATCGGCGTTGACGGCGGTCAGCACCGGCTCATATTCGCGCCGCAACCGCTCCGCCTCCGCATCGACCCGATCGCCCCGCGCCAGCGTGCGACTGGCCGACCAGACTTCGCCATAGGTGGCGGGCCGCTGCGCCGGCTGTATGCCCTGGCGCGGATCCTGCCAGTCCGGATCGAACACGCCGGTCACAGGCCGACATCCCGCGCGAAGCGTTCGAAATCGACGGTCCAGATCCGGCCGCCCTTGACCGACAGCACCTGGTTGTTCGGGCCATGAAATTCATAAAGGCCATCGGGGCGCAACGTCGGCTGATAGCGCTTGGCCTCCACCGGCGTCATCGGCCGCCCGTCCTGCCAGACCGGGGTCCGGTCGCTCTGTCGAAAGGTGAAGCGCGACCAGGCGCGATCAAACCGATCCTGCGTCATGTTGGGCGTCAGCAGCATCGGCGCGTTATTTACGCGACCGACACCGCCCAGGCGCTCGCCACGCGGCCCGAGGGTGCCACCCAAAGCCTGATGAATGAAGGGGGCGAACTTGCCTTCCTCGTAAGCCTGCGCCCCGTCGCGCGTCGAATAGGCGTAGAGATTGCGCGCCGTATCGAACGCGGCATTCAGATCCGCCGGGTTCATCAGCTGCGCCGCCGCACCAATCCGAGTGTCGAACGCCTCGCGCGCTTCCGTCCCGGCGATGCCATCGATCAGCGTCTTGTTGCCCTTGCGCACCTCCGCGCCCGCGACAGAAGCGGTGCGGATCTCGCGGGGCAGGGTGGCCAGACGCGCCAGCATCGCATCATTGGGCGCGATCTGACGGGCGACCGAAGTGATCGACCGATAGTCGCCCATGGCAGCGATCTGGTCCACGACCGCCAACCGGGCCTTGGGACTTTCCGCCGCCTGTGTCCGCAGGTCCGCCGCTTCATTCGCAGTCAGTATCGGTACAGGCCTACGGGCAACACCTGACACTGTCCGCGCCCAGGCCTTGCGAGCAGCAATGGAGCTAGCGTCAGCCAGGTCCAGCGCCGGCGGCGGCATGCCATTCTTGGCCGCCCACTCACCAGGGTTCCGATTGAACGTGTCGGAGGCCGGGCCGCGCATGCTACGAAGCGTTTTTAGCTCGATATCCTCATTCGCCGACCGCTTTTGCTTTCCTGCCAAAATGTTGATGCGATCATCGAATTGCTCCGGCCTCCACACGTCAGCGACCTTACGAACCCCTGCCTCGACCCGGGCGATGCCGATTTTTGTCGCGCCACCGTCGTCACCCATTGCTGTAAGGCGCGTCTGCAAATCAGCTAAGCGGGCATCAGGTATGACAACACCGCCGCTCATTTGCGCGTTAACTGTCTCAACTTCGTCCTTGAGCGCCTGCCTTTGCAAAGCGACCTGATGCGCAGCAACAGCATTGACCCGCCCAATCTCGACCTGCGCCCCATTGCGCGCCTGCTCGATCTGCGCCGGCTCCAGCATCTCATTGAAGGTGCCGGCATCCAGCATCGCCAACGCGATCGCCGGATTGCTGTCGTTCAGGCCATTGAGATAGCCGATCGCGACCCGCTGCTCATGTTCGCGGACCAGCTTGTCCTTCACGTCGGCCGGGACACCCGCCATCGCTTCGATGCCTTCGCGGCCGAACTTCAGCTCCTCCGAGAAGCTGGCCGGATCATGCGCCAGGCGTGCGCGATTGGCGGACAGGTCGGATGTCTGCTGAAAATCGGCGACCGTCTTGCCGATCCGCGCGCCCTGCTCAAACTGATATTCCGACGAGCGAAGCCGCGACCCGAACTCGCCCAGCTGCTGCTCTGCATGCTGGATCAGCCGCGTTTCCGTCATGCCGGTCAGCAGCTGGGCGCGCTCATCGTCCCAGGCCTTGGCGATCGCATCGGCGTGGCCGGCCGCACCGGGCGCCGCATTGTTGCGCGCGTCGATCGACACCCGGTCCATGCGCTCGCGCGCGGCCGCGAAGCGCGCATTGAAATCGGCCGTTTCCTGATCGGCCTGCTGCTGCCGTTCGATCTTGTAGGCGTTGACCTCATTGCGATGGACCGTGTCGCCCAGCTGCGAAATCGCCCGCCCGACATCGGAACCGAACGCATTGGCGTCCGCCATTGGCGTGGGCGTCAACCGCGCATCGCCCCGCTGGCGTTGATATCCGCGCGCCTCAACCGCCATAATTCACCTTGGCGAAAGCGCGAGAAACAGCATCGCGCGATCCCCCCGTCGTGACGATGCCCCCGCTGCCTGATGACGATGACCGGCCCGAACTCGCTTGCGCCCAGTCCGCCTTGTAATCCAGCACCGTCGACGCGGCCTGAAACATGCCGGCGGTATAGGCATTCTTGCCCGCCGACATCGCCTGCGCGCCCTGGACGCGATAGCCTTGCGCCCGCGATGCCGCCTCGCGCCGGGCATTGAGCGCATCGAGCGTCGCGTTGATCTGGCTTTCGCTGAGCGCATCGAGGGCGGAGCCGGTACCCATCTGGAAACCGCTTGCGCCTTGGGCAGCGACCTGCTCTCCGATCTGGGCGCGCGCGACCTCGCGGATCCGCGCTTCCTCTGCCGCCCCTTCCCGGAGCGATGAAATCGCATTCTGTTCGGCGACCCGCTTGTTGTATTTCCCCGCCTCATAGCTGGCGGCCCCGGACACCAGGCTTCCGACCGCAGCGACCGCCTTGTCGACCATCAGGCGATCCTTTCCATCAGCATATGCGTCTGGCTGGCGGCACCATAGCGGCGCAGAACATGCGCCGGCGCCAACCCCGCCAGCATGGCGAAGCGGATCTCAGGCGTGGGTGCGAGCATCACGACCTCGATCAGCTGCTGCGCGTCGAGCGGTCCAACATTGCTGATCAGGGCCTCGACATCAGGCGCGCTGGCCACCGCTTCAATCCGGCCATAAGCACCACGCTCGACACGCGATCGCGCGAATCGGGTGACGGCCAGGTGCGCCGCGCCGATCCCCATCGCCATGATGGCCCAGGCGATGACATGGCTTCCCCCCAGCGTGACGCGCAGGCCCAGGCATGCGACCAGGCGACCGTTCCAGCGACACGCCCACGCCTCGCCCCAATCACCATCCTCGCCCACGCCGCACATCACCAGTGCATCCTGTGATTGGATCGGGCCGGAAAGGCCAAGCTGCACCATCTGGTCCGGATGCCGTTCGATCCGCAACAGATCCGAAGGTCGTGCAGGGGTGACATCCAACGTCATGCGTCGTCGCCCACATCGATCCTTGGCATCGCGGCGATGATCGTCGCCGGCAACGGAGCCTCGGAAATGAACTCAGCCTGGCCCGCGCGGTTGAAGCTGCTGGAAACGGACTTGGTCATGTCACCCGTGTATGGCTGGACCGATTGATCCATCCGTCCGTCGGTTGGTCGGTCGAACAGGTTGTCGAGTTTTTCGCCGGCCCCGCCGACCCGCAGGCCGACCGTCTCCAATACTCGCACGCCAATCCGGATCAGCCGGTGCTTCAGCCCTATGCTGGTCTGCCCGTTCAGCTTCAGTTCGGGGCGGAGCGTGACGCAGCGCGCCTTGAACGGCAGCCCGACCGTGACGCGGAAGGGGGCATTGGGGGCGGCCTTGGGCGGCAGGTTGAATGCACCATCTTCGCCTACGGTGACACCCTCGACGACAGCGCCGGCGGCCAACACGGCGACGGACTTTCCAGCCAGGTGCGCCGCCCCGGTGAAATGCGTCTGGCCAGCGGTAGCGATAACGGTCAGCCCCGCGTCGACGAAGAAGGCATCCTCCAGCGGATCGCCATCGTCGCGCCACCGCGCCATGCGTTCGATCGACTTTTTACCATCGCGCAGGATGAGCGCCCACAATTCATCGTCTACGCCGTCCTGATCCGTCACACAGACGCAGGACAAAATTTTCCCCCCGCCTGCCGGGATGATCCGTGCAAAGCCCTTGATCTCTTGCTCGGGCGCATGGGGATGGACCGCCAGCTGGCCGTCGCCGCGCACAGCAAACATCAACTCTTCCGGCTCTTTCTGGAACGCCATCTGGACGATCCCGCTGCGGGTGACATGCCGCGCCCAAACCGTCAGATTGTTGGCGATGTAACGATCGCGCGCAAACTCATAGCCTACTTCGCGCAGCTTACGTCCGCCCCGCTGGACGAATATCGTGGAGCTCGCGACCTGCAGGGGATACACCTGGTCCGATCCATAGAAGCTCTGCGGATCCGCTGCGATATTGTCGCCTGATACAGCCAGCGATGTATTGACCGCCCCGACCGCAATTTCGCGCGACGCCGTGCCGATAATCAGCTTTCTGTCAGCCACCATCCACAAGGCCGGATCTTCGGTCGCGATCGTGCGACGGAACGCCATGTCGGTCGCCGTGACGCTCGAACTAGTGTAGGCAGAGAAATTGACCTGGCCGCCGCCATAATCGCCCACGACGCTGCCATGCAGATCGAAATCCTTCAGTACGACCATCCGGCTACCCCAGATCGTCACCAGGTTGGGCCAGGCATAGGCGCTGGAAAATGCACCGAAAGCCCAGCGCCAGGACGGCACCGTCATCACGCTGTCTGGCAGGCGACGAACCACCCTGGCCGTGGCAGTCTGTGCATCGCTGACCGCTATGATTTCCAATATGCCGAAGCGGTCATGAACATATGTCCAGGGCACACCGTAATTGCCGACGTCATTCACGTCCTTCGTGCCCGTGCCATCCAGCTCGGTCCCGACCGTATGGATCGGCGCGACACCGCCGGTGATGCCGGTCGCGCCGCTGTTGTTGACATAGACCTTGCCGTCATTGCGGACCTTGAGGCCGGGCGCGATATCCTTGCGACCCGGCTCCCATGCGCGCACATTCGAAAAATCGAGCGCCTCCACGCGAAACAGGCCGCCCACATGATTGGGCACGAATATTCCCGATGTCGCCGTCAGCGTCACGGTGGCGCCTTCCACCACGCCACTTGCAGACACCCGCACCGCTTCATCAGTATTCATGTCGCGAAACGGGCCGTTCTTGACGGTCAATTCTTCATGCGCGAATGTCGTCGCGGCGGTTCGCGTCAGCGCCGCGAGCGGATGGGCCCGGTGCGCAATATAGAGGCGATCATAACTTTGCTGGAATGAAAGCGCCGAAGCAATACCGGCCGAATAGGGCGTCGTTACTTCATAAGGGACGCCCGGCGCTGTCTCGATACGCCCGCCATTGGTATAGAAACGCGCCTTTTGCTCACCCAGTTCGATGACATAATCCTGCATCAAATTAAAGCGGAACGTCGTCAACCAGGTCGCACTGTCATCGGCGGGACAGATATATTCAAACCCCGGCCGCTTGACGATCGGACCTTCCACGGTCGGCACGAAATTCTCGCAAGTCTCCAGGCCGATCTGATACACCGCCGTATCGCTGCGCCCCATCATCCGTGGGGACAGTTCGCCGCCGTTGAAACTATTGATGATGGACCGAATGGCACTCATGGGCGCGGCATCCATCCGCCGCCGAAGCGCGCTGTTTCCCATTCGGTCCATTCAGGGACGACCTGCGGATTTTCTCGCGCATCGGCGCGCTTCGCCTGGGCCAGCCCATCCTGATAGGCCTGCCATCCAGCGGCACGATCGTAACTGCTGCCTGCGATCCGCGTACCGACCTGAAACGCGACGCGCCGCGCCATGACGACCGCGAACAGGTCATCCCATCGCGCGGTTTCCTTGATGTCCTTCAGGTAGCGGATGTAGACCGGCCCTACGCTGTCGCACAGGATCGAGCGCCCCTCCAGCTGGTAGCGGCTTTCGTCTACATTCAGCACTTCGATGAGGCGGACACAGTCAGCGGGGAGCGGAAAGCTGTAACCCCACGGATAGGGGACACTATCGAGATCTTCAGCGGAAAGCCCGACGCGCGCAGTGAAGCAGTTCCAGCTATGGTCGCGGATGGCCGCGCGACGACACATATCCCATACCGCCCTGATGCTGCGGGCGATATGCTTGTCATCGTCTGGCGCGCTGATCTGATCGTCCTCGCCGATCAGCGAGGCCGCCATGTTCGCGATGGTGACATAATCCGCCATCGCTCAGGGACTTCAGGACAGCGGCCAGGGCGCGCGCTGGATATATTGCTTGACGCCCTCCAGCATCAGGATGGCTTCACCCTTGGTCAATTTCGTATAATCGATGTTGACGCTGATCGTCTCGCTCTGCGCTTCGGCCGTTCCAGCCGCCAGGGCGATATCCTTGGCGGTCAGTCCCGCGCCGCGCTTGATGGTGAGTTTCGCTGTTGCCATCGCCTTGGTCCGCTATGGAGGGAAGGGTGCCGGGGCGGCGATCGACGGGCGCCGCCCCGGCTTCAGCCTGACAAGGGTCAGGCCGAAATCGTATATTCGATGTCGATCGTGCCGATGATCGCAGCGGCGATGCCGCCGGTCCCAATGGTCAGCCAAACATCCTCCTCCGCTGTCAGCTTGGCGGCGGCGGATGCTGAAGCGCGCGGCCCCAGTGGGGTCGGCGTGTCAACTGCGGTAAGAGCGCGGCCGTTGACATATTTCGTCGGCGCTGCGGTCGTCCCCACCGACAAAACCGTAGCGCCAAGGCTCGTATCGACATTGCCACTGACGGCCTTGACGACCGCACCGATCGGCAACCGGCCAAGATACAGCCGGTCGCCATTCGCCTGGGCAGTGCCGGTGAGAAGCGAAGCGCGAATGCAACGGCGCTTGGCATGAACGATACCGCCGTCGGACATCTTGGCGGGCTGCGTCCCATCCTGGACGCCAACCTGTTCGGGTGCATAACGATCTACCATTTTCTGTCTCCAGTGCGAAAGCCATCAAGGCGGGGTGCGCAGAGCGCCCGCCTTGATCAGGCTTCGCTGTTGAGGATGATGCCGACCTTGCCGGACTGGGTGCGGGTGGTCGCCACGGTCGAGCTGGCGAAATACTGTTCGGAATAGCGCTTGGTCGGCAGCTTATCGCCGCCTACCGCAAACAGCTTTTCCCACTCGACCGCCGCCAGGCCATCCTTGACCCAGAAGGGATTGCGGCGATATCCGCTGCCGTCGACGGTCAACGACGACGCATCCAGCATCGGGTTGGACAATTCCATCTCGATGATGTTCCAGCCCAGGATGCGGGTGAAATTGCCCGTCTGCGCATTGATCTGGGCGCCCAGGCTCTTGAAGTCCTCCGACGTCAGCTGCACGTCCTTCAGCAGATCATCCTGCTGTTCGGCGGTCAGGACGATGAAGCGTTCCTGCTGCATGTCGTTGTAATTCTGCGCCAGGATCTTGCGGGCCGTCCGTAGCTTGTCCAGGTTCATGCGTTGCGGTCCGGCGGCGCCACCCTGCGTCACGGGCACCGTCATGCCACCAGCCAACGGGGTCAGCGTGGTGCCATCTTTGCCGGTGATCATGGTGCCGTACAGCCCGAACAGGCTCTGGTCGTCCCAGTGACGGTTGATCGCGTCACGCTGCGCGATCATGTAACCCGAACCGATATTGATGTTGGTGGCCAGCTTGTCGTTGCGGTCGACCAGATCGGCGACGTAGCCTTCGACCGGCTTGGTTACCCAGACGCGCTCATGCGGCGTATTGGTATATTTCGTGTCGCCATGACGGTCCGAACCCTTCTGGACCTTCACCGCGCCCAGGAAATCCTTCAGGTCGACTTTTTCGGATCCGGCGGCATCGACCGGGCCGGAAGCATGGACATAGATCAGCGACTGGCGCTGCTGCAGCATGATTTCCAGATTATTCTGAAACTTCGACTGCGCAGTTGTATTGACTTGGTCGGACACGATATGCCCTTTCGAAAATCGGAGTTGAGGCCAATTTGCGAAGGGCTTGCCGGACGACGCCGGGCCACTCTATCGATTAACGCCCGCGATCGGCGCCCCGTCCGGGGAGGGCCCAGGGCCGGCGAACCGGCTTGCCCAGGACTAAAAGGGTAGGGGGAGATCGACCGACCCCCCCGAACCGGAAATGCACAAATCTCATAGCGCGACTCGCCGGTCAAGCGCGCTTTTTCGCCTCGGCTTCGATCACATCGTTCAAACGATTGTACCGCTCATATTCGGGCGTTCCCGGCTTGATCTTCTGCACCATCTCAGGATCGCCCTTCATCCGGTTGATCTCCGCCTGCGCTTCGGAAGCGGTGATGCCAAAGCGACCGCTACCGCCGGTGATCAGCGTATCCTCGGCAATGCCGCCACCGATCTTCGCAAGGAAGTCGAGCGCCTTGTCGGATCCCCACGCATTCTGCAGCTGGGCAATCATCGTGCGATCGATGCCCAGGCCGCGCATCGCCGCCTGGCAGTCGGCCAGCTTCGCGTCTTTCTGCGCGCCCCATTCGGCGATCTTGGCCTGTGTCAGCTGGTCCTGCCGCTGAACCTCGGCAATATGCTCCTCGACCTGGAGCGCGACGAAGGCATTGGCGACCGCTTCGAACCCGGCCTTGGGCAAAGCCGCCTTGTGCGCAACATCGGCCAGCTTGCCGATCATCTCGCCATTGAGCTCAAGTCCACCGGAGGTTTCCGGCAACGAGACCTGATAGCCCTCCGCCGTATCCGGCACGCCGATCGCCTTGTTGAACGCGGCGACGTCCTCGGCGCTTGCACCTTCACCCGGCACCTTGACCCGGCCGCTTTCATGCAGGCCTTTTTCCGCAAAGCGATAGGCTTTGACCAGGCCGTCCAGATCCTTGAAGCCCTTCGCCTTCACATAATCGCGATGGCTCGCCGTCTCGCCCTCGCCGGTTTCGGCCGACAGGCTGCCATACCAGTCGGGATCGACACCGCCGGCGCCGGCATCGCTCGCGCCACCACCGTCCCCACCGCCCGGCTGTTCGACCGCCGCCCCTGCGCCGGCATCCCCGGCACCAGCACCGCCACCTGCACCCGCGCCACCATCCCCGCCGCCCAGCAATGCTGCCGCGCCGCCCACATCAATATCCATCGTCGACCTCCATCAGGGTTTGAACTAGTTTTTCGTCAAGGTTGAGAAATTCCATGATGCGCAGCCAGACTTCGCGTCGGCCTGCCATCTTAGCCATGATCAGTGGATCTGGCGAAAATCCGCTACTCTGTGCCCGGCAATAATCGCGCAGGTCTGCCAGCACCGCTTCGGCATCCCGCTTCAACAGACCGCCTTCACCAAAGAAAAGACGCTGTGCGGTTACTTCGACGCCATCTGGCTCAACTTCCGCAATCTCAGCTTCACGCAGGAACAGCCGTTTGAAGGCGCGTGATTGAAGCACCGCGCGGATCCGCTTCTGGTTGCGGATCATCGTCTCGCTCATATGCCCTCCGCGATCTGGTTGCCCTGGGCGATCGACTTATAGGCATCGGCCACCTGGCCCAGCTGCTCGGCCGTCTGCGCCTCCTGTTGCTGATCCGCGCGCGCCTTGCGTTTGGCCGCCACCTTGTCGGGCGTGGCGATCCAGCTGGGCCGAACGCCCAGCACCTCCGCCAGGCCTGGCGCGGCCGCGTCTGTATCGACATGGTCGAAAACGCCGGGATCTACCTGCGCCATAGGCGTCATCGTTTCGAGCCAGCGCGTGAAGCCTGCCGCCTCGCCCGCGCGGGCCATACGCGACAGGGGATTGTCGTAAAACACCATCGGCCGCACCCCCGCTTCCAGCACGACGGCGGGGAACGGGTCTATTTGGCCGGCCGCCATTGCCAGCTCCAGGTCGCGCAGCGTTACCGGGTTTTGCTTTTCCGTCTCGAACCGATCGGCATAGGGCTCGACCAGCGCGCCTTGTTTCGCCGCGATCTCCAGCACCGCCTGGGCCGATCGCTGGACCGCGCTGTCCTGGCGCAACAGCATCCAGAATTCTTCCATGAACTCTGTCCGCACGACGCTACGCTCGCCCTCCAGCTGCTCCATACCCAGCTGCAGGTTCCCGCCTTGGGGGATAGGCTGGACCAGCAGACGCCCGGCTTGATCGACCAGGCCCGGATTGAGGCCGCCCGGCTTTGTCACCAGCGACGTAATCCCATCATCGTCATAGAAGGCCAGCGCCGGATCGACCGCTTTATGGCCCGCGCGCAGGATCGTCTGCGCCATGACATTGGCGCCCATGATCGATGGCAGGACGTTTGACGCGGGCGAACGCCCATATTTTTCACCAGGCGCGGTCGCGTGCCGCGACACGCTGATCGGCATGGAGTTGAAACCACTACGCTGAAGCAGCCATTTTTCGTCCAAAGCGATATAGGCCGACATGACCGGCTTACCGCGATAATCGAGCCGATCGGGTTCCAGATCGCCGTTCGGCCGAACCGTGTGCAAGATCTCATGCTCTGCATCCAGCTTGCCGGCCTTGATCTGATCGCGCATCTTGGGCGTCAGGGCGTCATCACTGCCGAACAGCTGGCGCAGCTGGCGCGTCGTGCGCGTAAAACACCGCCGCACCGTATCGACCGTGCCGACGACATCGGTATCGATGTAACATTCATGCAGGGGCAGGGCGCGATAGAATAGGCCCTTGCCGCGCAACTCGCCATTCCACAATGGCGCAGTGCCATAGCTGCCGGTCTGCTGAAAATCCTCGAACGCCGCGACGCCAAAGCCCGCCATCGGCGCGTATCGGATCACATACAGGCGATCGCCGGCATGCTCGCACCAGCGCCGAACCTCCGGCAGTCGATCAAGATCTTTGTCGCCAAAGCGGATCTTGATATATTGCTCGCGCCGCGGGACCGTGATCGATCGCATCGCCGCGGCGAACCGCGGCAAACTCTGTGTCGCGGTAACGTCGAAATTGCCAACGCCGCGACGGTTGCCCGGCGTCTGCTTCAGGAAGCCACCGCTGGCGTTGGGGTTGACCCGCTCCTCGATGTCGCGCCACATCCCCTCATAGGGCGCGCGCTCGGCCTTGTTGCGCTCCAGTTCGGCGACCTCACGCTTGACCAGCGCATCGTCCTGATTTTCGTCCATGCGTCAAAACCCCCAAAGAGGGCGGACCGGCCGCCGATGCCGGTCCGCCCGATCGGTCAGAAAAAGATATCGTAGGACAGGCCGAACTTTTGTCCGGCGCCGACCGTCAACGGATCCGGCCGCTGCGACCATGCCACCTGTTTGCCGTCGAGCATCAATGCAGCGCCGGCGACATGGTAGGGCGCCGCACCCTGCGCCGGGCCGTGCAACGTGACCGGCTCCGTCAGCATCAGGCCCAGCGCATGGTCGCGCCAGGCATCACCCTCGACCAGGATCGGTGCCGGGCCGCTTTCCGTCTTGCCATCGCCGAACAGGATCTCGACCTTGTCCGCGCCATCGATCGCAGCCTTCAGCTCGTCTATCGACAGCCGGGTCTTGACCGGCCCGACCTTGCGCGGTTTGGCGGTTTTCTCGCCTTCGCTCAGCTTTGCGACCTTGGCTTTGGAACTCGCCAGATCCTTTTCCAAAGTGGCCACCTTGGCCTTCAGATCGTCGATTTCTGCCTGCGCATCATCGGCGCTGCCTTCAGCATCAACCAAGCGAGCATGAAGATCATCGTTGACGTTTTCCGGATCCGCATCCGCGATCGCCGTTTCGAACTGAGGATAGGCCGCATGAACAACGGCGCGAAACAGAACATCCTTTAGCTGCTGTTCCTTGGGCAGATCAGCAAAGGCCACAATACAGGGATGGGTTTTCCTTTCGGGATCCTTGGTTTCACCATAGACCCATCCAGCCTTTACCTTTTCCGCCATCCAGCTTTCATGACTGGCCGACGCATCTGCATCCGGATTGGCGACATGGAACTCCACGCCATTGACGGCGCTGGTCCGCTGCCATTCGGGCGCCTCATCCCATGGCAATTGGCTCGCATCGCCCAAGAATAAACAATAATCTCGGTTCACTGCATGCGCGACCTGGGCCGTCGCCAGTGCCGCCGCCGCTATCAAAACACCTGTCATCATCAATCCTTTCAGCTGCCGAGAGTGGTTTTCGCGCCGGCGGCGGCCTCGGCGCCCCCCGTTCCGGTGAGCATGTCGGCCGCGCCACCCTTGCGCCGCAGCAGTTCGTCATTGACCGCAACCTGCGCGGCAGCCTCATCGCGGGTGACGGTTGGCAGCGCCTTGGGCGCTTTCCCTGGCGTGGACACCAGGCCGATCGCCTTGAAAATCCCGCTCGTTAACTTTCGAAAAATCGCCATCCCCGCCTCCTAAAATCCCCGTAAAACATCGAAATTGCTGTCGTTGGTGACCCTGCGACCAGCCCCGCGCGGCTCGCGTCCGCGCGCCTTCGTGACGACATGCTCGCCCTCCAGGGCGCCATATTGTTCGGCGTCGACGACATGGGTGAAGATCGTGTCCGCGACATCCATCGTGCCGCGCGTCTCCCCCGTGTTCAGCTGGGCTTTCTGGTAGCGATAGCCGCCGCTATGCGCCTTGATCAGGTGGCGACACCGCTCATTCACATGATAGCCGTCGCGTTCCGACTGGGCTTTCCAGATGACTTCCTGGCGCAGGGCCTCGCGGTTCGTCTTCGCCGGACGGATCGGGCCCAGGCCGATGGCCGCGCCGCAGGCCAGCACCCAATCATGTTCATTGTCCTCGCGATCGTCAGCCGCGAAGGCGGCGGGATCTGCGACGATGCGCACGTCGTCCGCCGTTAGACCGGGAAATAGCTCCAGGGCGGCAGTGCGAACCTTTTTGCCAAAGGCGGTCGGACCCACCTTCAGCAGCTTGCCCTTGTTCTGCCGGTCCAGATTGACGACTTCGCCGTGCGTCCGGATCTGGCTATACTCGTTCCGTTGCAGAAACACGGCGGCCGCAAACAGTCCCTGGTCCAGGCCGATGATCAACTTGCGCCGGCGCATCCATTCGGTCGGGCGGACATGCAGGCTGTGGGAAAATTCCCCATTGACCGGCGTGCCGTGCATCAGCGGCACCGGCTTGTTGTGGACCATGCGGTCGACATAGCCGGGCTTGTGCTTGTTCGCGGCGATCTGCAGGATGTAATATCCGCGACCATTGGCCAGGTTGCGCAGATTTTCCGCGTCGGGCTCCATGCCGCCAGGCTGGACATAGGTCTTGATCAGGTCGCGGCCGCCCAGCGCCGTCTCCAGCAGCAGCTTGTCCTCTTCCGACATGCCTGCCAGATCCTTGTCGAACGCCAGCTCGTAAGCATGGTTTTCGACGTCGGGCATGTTCATGGAGATGATGATCTGGGGATCGACGACACTGGACGGATCCAGATCGCTGAAGCGCCCGACGCGGCCGGTCAGAAACGGCACCAAGTCCGCCGGCTGAAGATCCGCCTCATCGATGATGACCGCGTTGACTTCCCAGCCGCGACAGGCCTCCTCGACAGATTGCGTCCCGATCGCCCGAAACTCATATTCGATATCGAGGATCTCGAGCACGGCGCCGTCATGATCCCGCTGCAGCACCTTGCGGAACCGATGCGTGCGCGGCGCCGCCCAGCTGAACTTGCCCTCGCTTTCTGGAATGATCGTGTGCCAGGACTTGATCGTCGTACTGTCGAGCGACGGATAGCTTTCACGGATCACCCCGATCCGGGCGCGGCGGACCAGCACTCCGTTCACCATGCGCCCGCCTTGCTTGGCGCCGACCAGCAAGCCGCATTGCAGCGCCGCCATCGTCTTTCCCGAGCCGACAGGGCCGATGATGATCTTGATGAAGGCAGGGTCGCGCATGAACGCATCGGCGATCGGACCAGGCGATCGCAATGTGCGGCGCTGAAGCTCGCGCGTCGTCATTCGTCATCCTCCGGCACGGGGAGGAAGTCGCCGTCGACGATATTCTGGACCTGCGCATTGCTATGCGTGACGCCGGCGATGACCAGGTCGGATAGCCCAGAGAAATTCATGTCGACCGCGATCGGCTTTTTACCCTCCAGGTAGGGCAGTACCGTTTCGGCGCAGCGAGCGCGCAAGGCCGCCGCCTCCGCATAGCTCATGCGCTCGACGACGATATTCGGCGTGCCATCCTTGCGGAAGCTGTGAACCTTGGGCTGTTTCGACGCTTCGATCAGTACCTCCGGCGGCGTCGCCTGGATTTGCATCAGCGTGATCGCGGGATGCTGACCGAATTGCAGAATGTAGCGCGCGAAATCGTCGTTCCGTTTGTTGCGGGCACCCTTGGGACGACCGCCGCGCCGGCGTCGCGCCTCGCGAAGCACGGCCATATGCCCGGGATCGCCACCCAAGGCTTCGCGCGCCTCAACCATTTCCTCGGCTGACACAGTACCGAACAGGTCGACCTGCTCCGCCTCATGCACCTCCTCAGCCTGGACGAGCGACCGCGCCTGATCCAGCTGGGCCTTCAAAGGATCTTTGGGCCGGTCAGTTGACACGCGCGCCTCCGACGTTACCCCGCCCAAATCGACGCAGCCCCCAATTGGCGATGACACCCCGACCCGTTTGTGGTCGCGGATCAAAGGGCCCCGACTTCCACCCCGACTCGATCTGGCCCACCGAACCTTGGCGCGTCCTTGCAACGTAGCTTGGGCAGGCATGAAAATGGGCTTCGATCGAAATCGGAAAAATCGCGTGCGCGAGGGGGCGAGGGATCTGGCGCGCGGCGCTTGGGGGGGCCACCCCCCCGGCCTGGGCGACGGCACACGCGCCCAGGCCGAGGGCATCGACGCCCCCGCCACCCTCGCAGCGCAGCCTCTCTAGCTGACGACGACGCCCGCACATCGACGCATTTCCGTCGATCCGCGCCATGTGTTCCAACATCACCGTTCCAACATGCGCATGCGGCACCCCGCAAACCCGCAGAAATCCGCCATTCTTGCCCGCGCGCTGCGCCTGGTCGCGATCGACGCCATCCGCGCCCAGGTCGCGGCCCATCCCGGCCGCCCGGCCGAATTCCAAACCCGAAACTTTCGCGGCCGCGCCCCTCTCTGATCCCCTCAATTGGCAGGGCGACCATGATGGCGATGCCGAAAGGCAGGTTTCCGCCCAGTATTTTACGCGAAACCCACGGATTTCCGCCGTTTCTTGAGCGTCAGCGTATGCCGGTTCTGACGAGAACCGTTTCAGAACCATTCCAGAACCATTAACTAACTGATTTATATAGATAATGTGACTTGGTTCTGTGGTTCTGTGTTTTTCGACCCCCCTATACGCGCGGGCGTGCGCATACACGCGCCCGCACACATCACGCGAGGCCCGACGCGAGAACCCGAGAACCGGGCGCAAATCTCCAGCGATTTCAATGGCTTGATGGTTCTGGCGCGGTTCTGAACCGGTTCTTGCCAGAACCGCCCCCCGGACCCATCGGCGCGGCGAACATTGGCAATCCATCATCTCTGCCCCCGAACGGGCCGGGGTGCAAGGCGCAAAAACAAGCTCTAAGCGCTTCAGCGGGCCAGGGTGACGCGCGACGAGGGGAAGCAATGCTGAGCGGCCGCGCACCGCTGCGCGCGCCGTCGACCGCTTCGCGGCCGCCATCGTGCTCGCTGCGGCCGCATGTTTGGCGACAGGATCGGGCCGGGGTGCGAGGAGCCCAAGAGAGCCCCCGCCGGTCGCGTCGCTGCGCGCCGCTGCGGGGGCGATTTTCGCACTTGACATGGCGCTTTCATGCGGGGTTGCGCGAGCGAAAATCTTTTTTTGTTGGGGGATTGATATGGTCATTATTCGCCAACTTTCTGCCACCGGGCGACCGATGGAATTTCACTTTCGTCGATCACCTGGTCGAGCGGCACGAGGGTGGCGGTCAGGCTGGAAATGCCGAATTTCACCTTCACGCCTTCGATCGCATCCGGGCAGCGACCCAGCGCCTGCGACCACACGCCGCCCGCCCATTTCTTGCCCATGAAGATGCCGCTGAGCGCCTGATGCGTGTTCGCCACGGCCAGGTAGCCAGGCTTGGTCGGCTCCCATGCCTTCGCGCCCTTGTCGGTCGTGGTCACCAGCTTCATGCCAAGCTCTTGCAGGCGCCGATGATAGGCCCGCGCCTTGTCGTCGGTGATCAGCGGGTCGATCATTTCCTGGACGGCCGCGCCGACCCATGTGCCGATCGACTGGCGCTCGTCACCCCCGCGCGACTGCACCATCGTCGTGCGCAGGTGCGACAGGCAAAGCTCATGCTCTTCCGCCGCGTCAGCGACCTCGCGCAGGCCCTTCACGTCGCACATGCCGGCGATCTGGTCGATCGTCTGCTGGTCGGGCAATGCGTCGTAGAGCAGCAGGTCGGCGCAGGCGAGCAACGTGCCGAACTGGTCGCACGCGCGCGCCTTGTGGCCCATCGCCTGCAACGCATCGCGATAGGCCTCGAACGTGGTGTCCCAGCGCTGCCAGCCGTCGACCATGCGCCGCTGCAACTGCCGCCCCATCTCGCCCAGCATCTTCGCATCGCGGGGCGGAGGCTTTGCGCCGCCCTGGAGCGGCTTCAGCGCGCAAATGGCCCAGCGCGACCGGTCCTGCGGCTCCATGGGCGGAATGAGGATGGACGAGGCCCAGAACTGGCTCTGCAGCGTGAAATCGACGCTGTTATGGTCCTGGCCACCACGCCCCGCATCATCGCCGCTGGACGAGATCCGCGCGAGCTCGAGGATCGCCTTGTTCCGACGCGGATCTTCCTCCGCCTCGAGCTCGTCCAGGAACACGGGGATGGTCGAATTGCGCAACCGCTGGCGGATGTACGCGGCCGACGGATCCGCCGATCGCAAAGCCCCCTTGGCGAACAGGCCGGCCAGGAAGCCATGCTTGCCGTTCAGTGTCGATTTGCCGGTGCCGGCGCCGCCGGTGATCCAGATATTGGACCGCCATTCCAGCGCGCCGCCGATCATGCCGCATCCAATCCCGCCCAGGACGAGCAGCGGATCGAGCAGCGGCCGCTTCCAGTTCCAGCTGGCGACGATCGCTCGCACCTGGTCCGCCACGCGATCGCCGACCGGTTCGGGCCAGGGCCTGGGCAGCTGTGCCGCCGCCGGATAGACGAAATCGCCATGCAGCCCGGTCGGGTGATATTCGATCTCGGCGATCGCGCCTTCGATGCGCAGCGCCCGCCGCATCACCGTATTGCCCAGATGGATGATCAGGCTATCGTTGCCGCCACGATGCGCGCCGGCGCCACGGATGCGCCCGGCCGGATCAAAGATCCCGCGCCGTGTACACTCCACGATCATCGCGGCCGATGCGGCGGCCTGGTCCCACCCGACTATTTCGCTTTCTTCGACGACGACCCAGCGCTTTTCGGCCTTGTCATATTCTTTCTTGGGCTTGGACCATTGCGGGAAATTCTTCTCCAGCCAGCCCAGCTTGGTCCCGAACAGCCCGATCAGGCTATTCTTGCCATGCTTGTTCGCCATCTCCAGCGCGATGATCTGGCCATTGATGTCCAGATACCAGGCGCGTTGATCCTGCACGCCCAGGCAGCGGATCGGGCAATTGAGCGGCAGCGGCGGCGCGTCCAGGCCGTCATCGTCATCATGCCCGCCAAAGGGCGAGATATCGCCCTCATCGGCCAGGATCGGCGCATCCTCGGCGCCATCGATCGCGGATCCGATGTCGACGATATTGTTGCCTCGCGCGGACATTAACTGCGGCCCTTGCTCAGCCGCTTGCCGGTCCCGCTGCACTCGCTAGGCGACCGGCATTCCTGCGCCCGCTCGCAATGCGTCGACGGGCATAATTCCCAGGGCCGCGAAGTCATGGCCCGGATCAACGGATCATGGCGCTTTTCCATCTCGCCATAGCGCGGCAACGGCAATTTAGCTTTCACCCGATACCCCCATCTTCGCGCGCCTGGTCGCGCCATAATCCCGCGCCGCGCGCGCCAGGTCGGGCCGCGTCGCGAGCGCCGCGCGGACCCGCGCCAGGCGCATCGCGATCGCGAACCCCTCGTCTGAAAAGAGCGACACCCTCATGCCGCTTTCCCCGACCGCAAATTGGCCAGGTGCCATTCGTTGAAATCCTTGTGCGGCATGTCGGGCCGGGCCATCTTGACCTGCACGCCCCGCGCCTGCTGGCGGGCGACGACCCGTTCCAGTGCGTCGATCGCCGGGCTGCCCGGCGGATCCCGATCGGCCAGCATCACCATGCCGCCCACGGCGGGCGGCCATGTGATCAGGCCGATATTGACCAGGCTATAGCCCGCCACGATGCGCAGGTCCGGCTTGAACATCGCGACCGTCAGGGCATCCTCTATCCCCTCGGCCACATGCACCCATTCGCCCGCCGGCATGTCCGTCATGGACTTGCCCGATGGCCCCTTGCGCAGCGGCACGAATGACCCGCCACTAGCGCCCAAAACCATCTTGGCGTTGGGGCTGTCCAGCTTCACCCACCCGCGCCGCTCGCACCAGCGCAGATAGGTCCGATGCGTTGCCACATGCCGGCCGTCCGGCGTGAACATCGCCGACACCATCGCCGGGATCTTGACGCCTTCCTCGCGGTTCCACACTTCCGCATGGAAGCGCAGCGCCCCCGGCCATTTGCCCAGGCGCCCAACATCGATGCCGCGATTGCGCAGATAGGCCTCCGCCGGCGTCCCCGCGATTGGCTTGGCGCCCATCCACAGTGCGATCGCGCGCCGACGCTTCGTTTCCTTGATCTCGCGATCTTCCTTGGCGCTGGCTTCCATCGCCGCCCGCGCATCGCGCCGGCGCGTTTCGATCCGCGCGGGATCCAGATCGTCGATCCCCAGCCAGCTTTTCGCCCACTTGATCGCGTCGACCATGTCTCCGCCGAACAGGACCAGGCGGATGAGGTGCAGGCAGTCCCCGCCCAGATAGCCCGATCCGGCCGACTGGCTGAAATCCGTCCACATCCCTCGATTGGGGCCGCTGACATTGATCTTCAGCGACTGGCCCGGCTCCCCGGACAAAGATCCCACGCACAGATAATGGCCGTCCCGCTTGCACGCCGGCAGCAATTCCCAGGCCAGCTTCTCGATATCCGCGCGCAGCAGCTGCTCGATCTCGCGCGTGTCGATCATATAGGGGGATCGCGGCGCGTTCATGCGCGCACTCCATCAGGCCCGGCGGAGGAAGAGAGGGAACCCTCCGCCGGGCCTGCGGCGACCCGTCCCGCGCTGGTGAGCGTACGCGGGCAGGAACCGATGGTCAGATCATCCAGCAGGCGCTGCGCGACCTGCAGTTCGGTGATGGCGTCATCCAGCGCCTTCATGGCGTTGCGCCGCCGCTCGACCGCCTGCGCTATCTCATCGAAACCTAACATCACCCGTTAACCCGCTGAAAACATGGTGAATGAATTTGACCAACGCGGCGGAAACCACGCAGCTTGGCCTTGGGGACGACTCGAAAAGGCAGGGACAGATGGACTATTGGCTGGACAAGGCGCCGCGCATTGAAGTGGCGGGAGATAACGTCAGCAGCACGACCGATCGTCGCGTCGTCATGCCGCGCCATGTCGCGCTGAAGCTGGCTAGGGGCCTGCTGGCCGCCGTCGCCGAACTGGAGGACAGGCCTGCCGCCCAGATCCTGGCCATGCGCGGCCGGGGCTAGGGGTGACCGGGCGACGGGGATTGCCCCCCGCCGCCCGCCCGCCCATGCTGCCGCCACCACCAACGACGATACGGGAGACAGCATGGACAAGGACAAAGAGCGGCGCCAGATGGAATTCCGGCTGAGTGCACTGGAATTCCTGGTGGCCAGGATGGCCGCCGAACTGTTCGAGGACGCTGCATCGATGACGGCGTGGACCAATGCCATGGATGCCGAGCGGGAAAAGGCGACGGCCAACTGGCAGGCCAAACGGCCAGTCGACAGCGCGGAAAAGGAAAGGATGCAGCGGATTGTCATGGCCGAGCACGCACAGGCCTGGGACGATCTGCTTTCCAGCGTGCGCGCGCATTTTGGTAAGCTGCACGGCGAAGGGTAGCACGGTTGAGCGCCTCCAGGCGCGCATCGTCAACCGCCATTTCCATCATGCGGTCTAGCGCGGCCTCGTGCGCGTTGGCAGGAATACGCAACCAGCGCGGCGGCGGCGCCGGGCGACGACGCCGCCACAGACGAAACAGCCACCCAATCACGCCGCATCCCTTTCGGCATCCAGCTTGGGCAGGTCGTAGAAATCGTTGGGCGTGACTGCGCCCCGCGTCCGACGGAAAATGTCGATCATCATGCGCAGGCCCGGCATGCGAAAATCTTTCGCGCGAGCAGGGCGCTCGATACGGCTGACATAACCCTGCGTCGTGTCGAGCGCAGTGGCCAGTTCGTCCTGGCTAAGTCCTTCCTGCTTGCGCCATGCGGCGAGTTTCATGATAATTCCACAACAAGCGAGGCGATTGTCTCAAAGCGAGCCATGTGCATATTCCCCACCGGAATATTTTGTCAATGGACATAGCGAATAAGCCGTCTATGAATATGCCTCAGTGGCATATATCTACCTCATGCAGCCCGGCAACCGCCTCAGAGCTCTGCGAAAAGCAGCAAATCTTACCCAAGGTGAGTTGGGTGAGGCGGCGGGCTTTGCCCAGGAAACCATCAGCCACTACGAAAATGACCGTCGACCGATGCAGCTCGATCATATGCGCGCGCTTGCGCGTGCGCTCGACTGCAGTGTCGCCGACATATTGCCGGATCAGGATAATCCCGATCGCCTGACCGACGAAGAACGTGCGCTGATCCAAATGCTCCGCAGCGGAGATGACAGGCAGCGCGCTACCGCCATGCACATGGCCGAAGCCGCGCTGAGCTTCACTCCGGAGCCCAAACGCGACGCAGCATGAGATGGTCTGAAGATCCGAGTGTAGATATCGCTTGGATCTTAGGCATGATCTTTTTCTTCGGTTCTCTAACTATCATGCAAAGGCGTGATTTTCCGTCCCTTTTGAAGAGGGCTACAGCCATGTTTAAGCAAAGATGCGCCGCTGTAATTTGCACCGGCCTTGCAATATTAGGCGCGAGCCTCCTTCTCGACCTTCAAGCGGGCTACGAATATCAACTATGGAATGACTTTTACGAGGATGGCTGGACCGCTGCGTTCGGCGCGGCGCTGACGCTCATCGGTGTGTATCACTGGATAGCCCGTTCAGACATGCGATAAATATTCCACATTGACATAAAATTCCACAGCGGAATATAAGGGCCCCCGTTCACCAGAACGGAGGCTTCAATGCACCTTTCGCTTGTGCCGGCCGCAGCGCCGCCCCGCATACCGCCGCATCCTGCGGCGCACGTTCCTTTCCCGACCCCCACCGAACCCACCTGGGCGCTGCCCGCGATCGCGCGGTTGCTGGGCGTCCATATGCGTTCGGCCAAATGGCAGGCCCGCTATGTCGAGCAGCTGATCGCCAATGCCGGTTTTCCCCGGCCGCTGCCGATGATGAAGGGGGAGGGGCTGACCCACGGCATCCTCCCCCGCCGGTCGCGCTGGATGCCCGCGGGCGTCACCGCCTGGCTGGGCGACCAGATCCCGGCCGAAGCCGCCGAGGCGCTTGATAGCCAGGCTGCGACCGAAGCCGCCGACCGCCTCGACGCGGCCGCCGAAAATCTGTTCGGGGGAGACGCAGCGTGAAGAACCATGTCGGCCATCTCGCTTCTGACTTCGCCTCCATCGATCATGCGGATCCGGATCACCAGACGCCGCTGGCGCCGATCATGGTCGACGGCGTGATGTATCTCCCCGCGCATGAAAGCAGCTTTGCTTCGCTTGAGCCCGAACAGGGGGGGGTAGCGTCCGGCGGCAAGCATTTCGGCATGTTCCTGGTCCGGATCGGATCGATGGGCATGAACGTCCCCATGACGGCCGAAACCCTGCGCGGTTATGCAACCCGGATGATCGCCTGCGCCGAGGATATCGAAGCAGCAGCGAAGGCGAGGGCCGTCGCGGCGATTACCGCCGCCGGAAAGCCCCGGTCATGAGCCGCATCCTCGCCGCGCTCGACCCGGCCGACGCCTGGGCGATCATCCCACTGGCTTTGATAATCGTAGGAGCTTGCTGGGCATGACCAAAGCAAAGTCCGCCGGTCCTGAATATCGCGTTGCAAAAGAAGGCGATGCGACCTTCGATCAGATGACCGAATTCGTCGAAGCTTATCGCGCGACAATGGCTGAACGCATCAGCGCCACAGACCCGAACGACATGAGCGTTGCGATGGTTGCAGCGATGATCTTCGCCGGCACGCTGGCAGGCTCTTTGATTTCGATCGGGCTATTCCGTGACCAGGATAAGCGCCGCCTGCTCAAGACCATGGAGCATAACTTTCGTGAAGGGATCGGGGTCGGACAACGTCGGGCGCACCGGATTGCGGCCGAACAGTTCGGGGAGGGGCAGGCATGACCGACCCCTTTACCGCGCAAAGCCTGCGCCTGACGCCCGAGCCGCCGATCGCCACAGCGACCAGCGAGGCTTCGCTGCACTTCCTCACCGGCCCCGCGCTGCGCCTGGTCATCGCGGAACGCATGGAGCAGATCGAGCAGCACGGATATCTGCCCGATGGCGACCTGATGTACGACCAGGCCGAACTGGCGCTGGCCGGCAAGAGCTACGTCGACACCTATATCGACCTCGCCCTCTATCCCGAAAAGTCGCCGCGTGCCCGGCACGACATCCCCGACAGCTGGCCCTGGCAGCATGATTTCTGGAAGGAGCCCGGCCTGGACGACCAGACCAAGGCCCTGACCAAGGGCATCGCCCTGCTGCTCGCCGAGCTCGACCGCCATCTGGCCGCCATGGCCATCATTCACGCGGCCCGGCCGCTTCACACCCCGGAGTAAAAATCATGAGCGAAGGCAATGTCGCCGGCGACCAGTTGCGCCTGCTGATCGAGCGCATCGAGCGCCTGGAGGAAGAAAAGAAGGGCATCGGCGACGACATCAAGGACGTCTATCTCGAAGCCAAGGCCACCGGTTACGACACCAAGATCATGCGCGAGATCATCCGCCTGCGGAAGATGCCGCAACACGACCGGCAGGAAATGGAAGCCATCCTTCAGACCTACCTCTCGGCGCTGGGGATGGAATGATGATCGAGCCCCACGATCAGCAACGCCGCGATCGTGAGGCAATCCAGCGCGCCGAACGTGGCGCGCTGGGCCTTGCCCTCGTAATGGCTGCCGTCATGGCCATGGGCATCGCCCGGGCCTGGGCGGAAGGGCGCATCTGATGCCGGCGCGCCGCGCCCCCGCCTGGACCAGCCAGGAAATCGCCATCCTGCGCGATGTCTATCCGGCCGAGGGCATAAACGGCGCGGCCGACGCGCTTCCCGACCGGTCCTGGCACGCGATCGCGGTGATGGCATCCCGGCTCGCGATCCGGTCCCCGGTGCAGACCGACGCGCCAAAGTCGGCATTGAACGGGGCCGAACTGGAGGAAGCCATCCGCCTGCGCGAGCAGCTGGGATGGTCGTTCGCCCGGATCGGCGCGCAATTCGGCGTCAGCGAAAGCGCGGCCGGCAACGCCGTGCTGATCGCCCTGTGCCCCCGCAAAGGCTATGTGCCTGCCCAGCGCGACGCAAAAGGGCGGTTGACGCAGGAAGGCCTCGAACGGCTGCGCCTGATGCTGCGCCAGGGCCTGAAGGCGATCGATATCCAGCTTCAGCTAGGCCTCAGCGCCTCCCGCATAGCGGAGGAGCGCCGGCGCTACCGTGCCGACCTGAAGGCGCGCGGAAAGGCGCCCCTGCCGCAGCCGGGCAATGGCCTGGTCTATTCCGGCGCCCGCCTTGCCAAATCCATGAAGGCCCAGGTCGAGGATCTGTTGATGCAGGGTTTCGGCGCGAAGATCGTGACGAAGCGTACCGGCGTCAGCAACACCAGCGTCGGCCGCATTCGCAATCGCCTGGTCAAGCGCCTGCGCCGCAAGGGCGAAATGCTGCCGGGCTGCGATCTCTATGGCCGCCGCGTGGGCGCGGCCAAAACCTCCACCCATTATATCCCTCCGGAAAGCGTCGCCGCATTACGGGCGCGGATCCTTGCGGGCGAGCCGGTCAGTCGCGCGGCGGCGGACCTTGGCATCGGGGGATCATCCGCTTTCAAGATCCGCGACACTCTCGCCGCCGAATTACAGGCCCAGGGCCGCGCATTGCCCAAGCCGATCCGCCTTGGGCGCGGGAAGCAGGCGCGCGATCTCGCCGCATCGGCGCGCTGGCTTCCCGATGGCCAGATCCATCGCTTCCGCCAGCTGCAGATCGAGCATGGCTATGCCGCCGCCAAACAGATGATCCTGGACGAGATCGCGGCGGCCAAGGCGGAGCAGGTCGCCCAGGCAAACAGGAAGCTGACCTTCGAGGAACAGCTTGCCGCCGTGCGCGCCGGCAAGGCCAGCCTGACCAACACATTCAAACCTAGCCGCGTGGTGCCCGACGTCACCCTTGGCGGCGTAGCGACGGGGATGCTCTGATGTCTGCAGCCTATCTCGACTTCGACGCCGTCGAGGCGCGGATCGCCGCCCTCGATGCCACCGTGCGTCGTCGCGACCTGTCGACGGCCGAAGCGATCGAACTGGACAGCTTGCTCAATCGCCGGCGGATCAAGATCTGCCGGCTCGACCGCCAGATCGCGGCGGCCAGGGCAAAGCTCCAGCGCCTCGAAGCGATCCGGGAAAGGACCGCCGCATGACACGCGATCCCTATTTCCCCTGCCTCTCTCCGGAGAGCGCCGCGCCCCGCAACCTGCCGGCAGCGGCGCTCCTGGAGGAACTGGAGCGCGAGCTTCAGCAGCGCCGCGCTTACTATCCCGGCCGCGTTGAAAAGGGCATCATGGACCGCGAGGCCGCAGAGCAGGGCATCGACCTGATGCAGCTGCTGGCGGAGGACGTCCGCGTCGACGTGATCCTCGACACCATGTTTGCCGATATCCCGGACGGCGTGACGCCCCCGGTCGAGGCCTGGGCACCGCTCCAGCGCCAGCAAGAGGTCGCGGCCGCTCTGGTGAAGGCGACCAACTGGGCCGACATTATCGCCCGCCTGCAGCAGGAGATCACCCAGCGGCGCCATTATTATCCGATCTGGGTGACCAAGAAGACGATCGACCAGGCCACCGCCCGCGCGCAGCTGGAGCGGATCGAGGCGGTCCATTATCGCTGGTGGGTCCTGGGCCATCATTTCCGGGCGGACATCGCCGATCGCGACGCCTGGCGCAGCGCCTGGCGCGATCACGCATCCCGCTTCGACCCGTCCAGCGATCGCGGCGCCTATCGCCCGGTGCCCAGGACGGTCCAATATTGCGGAACCGCGCAGTTCGACCATCTCGAGCCCGGCGACCCCCGGGCGCCATGGATCCGCGCCGAGCATTATCCTGCCGGGCCAAAGCTATGCCCCTGCGGCCATCACGAAGGCTATCATAGCAGCGGCCACACCTGCCTGTTCTTCAGGGACTGCAAATGCGCTGGCCTGCCCGCCGATAGCTACACCCCCCGAGAGGCGTTCCGGTGACCGCCGAGCGCGCCGACACCGGAACGCGGCCCCTGCTGGGACGCGGCACCTATTACCGGCGCGCCAAGCAGATCAGCCAGATCGCCAACATCATCGCCGACATCACCGGCCCGGGCGTCTCGGCGGACATCCACCGCGCCGACGCCCTCATCCACAAGATCGCCGCCATTTGCGGCCAACAGGAGGAAGACGATCAATGAAATGGATCCTCTCCCACGGCGCCGCCGCCGAAATGGCACGCCGCTCGAAGCCGATCGCCGGAACGCCGTCGGAAACCTATCTGCGCAATCGGCTGTTCGACACCCATCTGGGCGTGCCGATCCACACCAGCGCCATGTTCCCCTTCCCGGCGAATTGCAGCAGCTGCGCCGGCACCGGCGACGGCCGCGAGCAATCGACCTGGTGCATCAGCTGCGCCGGCACCGGCCAGATCCTGGTCGACGGCATGATGCGTGACGATCACGCCAACCAGACCATGCTGATCACCCGTCAGGTCCCCGGCAAGGCCAAGGCCTTCGCCATCGCTTTCCCCACCACCCTCACAGTCCCCGCCGCGCCGATGCGCGGCCGTATCAAGGAGGTTCGTCTGCCATGACCGAATGGAAACCCGATATCGTGATCTATCACAGCCCTTGCGACGACGGGTTCGGCGCCGCCTGGGCCGCGCATCAGCGCTGGGGCGACGATGTCGAATATTATCCCGCCACCTATGGCAAGCCTGCGCCCGATGTAACTGGCAAGAACGTCCTGATGGCAGACTTCAGCTATAAGCGGGCGGCGCTCGATCAGATGACGTTCGCCGCCAAGTCGATCGTCATCCTCGACCATCACAAAACCGCGCAAGAGGATCTGGCACCGTTCCAATTCCATGAATGCGAGCCAGGCGCGATTTCTCCGTCCGAGATACCCGGGATACTGCGCGACATGGACGAGCTCGGCCGCCCTGCCGTCATAGCGATCTTCGACATGGCGCGTAGCGGTGCCCGCATGACATGGGACTTTTGCAATGGCGGCATCATGCCACCGCTGCTGATCCGCTATGTCGAGGATCGCGACCTTTGGCGCAACAGCATGACCCACGGCCGCGCTATCAGCCTCTGGCTTCGATCGCACCGCTACGACTTCGACGAATGGACCCGGCTGTCAAAAATGCTGGATGTTGATTGCGGCACCGTCATCGCCTCCGCCTGCGCGATCGAAACCTTTTATGATCAGAAGGTGTCAGAGATCGTCCGGACGGCCAGCCCGCGCCTGATCAACAATGTGCAGGTGCCGGTCGCCAATTGCACCTGGGCCTTCGCCAGCGACGTCGCCCATGCATTGCTGATCGCTCATCCGGACGCGCCATTCGCCGCCACCTATTATGATCGCGGCGACGGCAGCCGCACCTACAGCCTGCGCAGTGACGACGATCGCGACGACGTATCGGTCCACGCCAAGCGCTATGGCGGCGGCGGTCATCGCAATGCCGCCGGGTTCGAGGTGCCGGCGATATGACACCCAATCTCGCCAGCTTCGTGCGCGCCAATCAAACCATGCCCGTCATCAAAGGCCGCGCGATCGGGCAGGGCGGCCGTGGCGCGGTCTATACCCTGTCGGACGGCAAGGCCTACACGCTCACCCGTGACGAATGCGAGGCCATGCCGTCCCATCTCCCCTGGTGGAAAGGATTGGAGGGATGAAGGCCGAGGAATTGCGCACGCTGATCGCCCAGGCGACCGATAGCGACCTGGCCGATGGAGGACGGTACTTTGTCGAGACCTGCCACGATCTGACCCGTTGCCGCCATGGCGAAATCGGCGAGTATCTGGACGGCAGCGACGGCGACCTGATCGAATGGCTTTGGAACAATCGCCATGAAATCCTGCGCGCGATTGAATGGCAGCCGATCGAGACGGCACCGCGCGATCGCACACTGATCGACTGCCTGCGCGATGAGATCCGGTGGACCGACTGCCATTTCGAGCCGCGCCTGAATTGCTTCGTGAGGATCCATGGCTACCCGTCCATGACGGAGGTCTTCACCCCGCAACCTTCACACTGGCGGCCGCGCCCGGACGGACTGGTCGATCCCTACACAGGCGGCAAAACTGGAAAGGCAATGAGCAGATGATCATCGTCAGCGTCCAATTGCTGTCGGCCGTCGACAGCCGCCATGATGAGCTCGCCCGCATGGAGATCTGCAACCTGGGAACCCGCACGGCGACCACGGGCAACTACAGCGCCGAAACCCTGCGCGGCCGATCGGCCAAGGACTTCGCCCGCCGCACCCGTCAGCGCATCGCCTACATCAGCGGCCACCCCCGCCAACGCGAGCATGTCTGGAACCTGGTCGCCAAGGCCCTGCGCAACCTGCGCTATGGTGGCGATTGGAACGCGGCCGAACAGGTTGCGGCACCGATCGCAGATGAAAGCCTGAAATCCTTGATAGGCGAATTGGGTAATCAAATTCACAATTTAGGCTGCGAGCATCAGGGCGACGAGGCACTTTCGATCCGTTTGGAGGCATTGCGCTCTGAGGCTTGGAGGCTCGCCAGCATTGCGTCACCGGCAGCGTGCGGCGGGGAGGTCGAGACATGCCGCCATTGCGGAAGCGTAGATCTTTCATGGATGACCGCGCAGACCATCCGCCCCGGTGGCCCGCTGAATAATTTGCTCAACACGAACGACGTCGAATGCCTGTTCTTCCTTGGCTGCAACTCATGCTCTGAAACCCTGCGCACGATGACGGCTGATGATGTCGCGGCAAACATGTCGGCCCTCGCGAGCAACGGCGGCCAGAGCGAGAGAGGGGAGGCATGACTTGCGAGCATGTCCAGATGCCAGGCGGCGGGACGGCGATCGTCTGCTCGTCCGGTCGTCGCCCGAAATGCAGCGGATGCGGCAAGCCTGCGCGCCTGCTCTGCGACTGGAAAACCAAGACGGGCCGCTATGGCACCTGCGACGCGCCGGTCTGCGAAAGCTGCACGGTCAGGCCGGACGAGGGCAAGGATCTCTGTCCGACGCACGCCGCCGAATATGAACGCTGGTGCGCAGAGCGCGCCGATCGCGAGATCATGAGAGGTATTGATCATGGGAGCACCTAAGCCCGCCCTGGGCTACCCTAGCCGCACGGCCGCCGTCCTCGGCATGCGTCAACAGGGCCTGTCCACCAGGCAGATCGCCAACGCCCTAGGCATTAAGAACAAGACCGTCAGCGCCCTGGAACTGGGCAGCAGCAGGCCGCGTCGAGAACCGGCCCCATCAACCATGCTAGGCCGTACGGTCGTCATTCCCACCGACGTCCTGGATGCGCTTGGCCCGCACGCCGCCCGGCGCTGCATCAGCGTCAATTCGCTGGCCCGCCTGATCGTCGCCACCGTCGTGGACGACAACATGATCGACGCGGTACTGGACGACGCCGACACCTTCGCCGATGTCGAGGCAGCAGCATGACCACCCGGCACCTTGCGCGTCTTGCTCTCGCTACGGCCCGCAGACACGGCTACGGGCGCGAATTCCTGCCCGCACGCTATGCACATCGCAACAGGCTATTGAAGCGCTTCTACGAAGCCCAGATGCGGCGGAAAGATGGGCGCCGGATCTGGTGGCCGAAGGACGCGGGCGTCTGTTGCACGGCAAAGCACGGCTTCAGTCGGTCACCGATCGCCCAGGTCGAAGGCCCGCTCTTCAGTCATAAGCTACCTCGCCGCGAACCGATCGTCCCGTTCCGCCGCTGTCGTATCGATTATGATCAGCCGTTCTGACGATTGACCCCGCGCCACCACCGCGCCCATAATCACCCGGCCTTATCGACGGAAGGCTTTCCATGGCAAAGATCCAGATCCCCGGCCTTGTAATCAAGCGCCGGGGCCAGCGTACCCACCATTATTGGCAACCCTCCGCCACGCTGAAGGCCGCCGGATGGACGTCCGTCGTACTGGGCAGCGACCCCCGCGCCGCCCAGCGCGCGGCCGAGCTTCAGAATGACAAGGTGGCGCAATGGCGCGCCGGCGGCGCGAAGCCGCGCACCGTCAAGAAATTCATCAAGGGCGGCACCGTCGATCAACTGGTCGATCGCTTCATGCGCGATCGCTTCCCCCAGCTGCGCACCACCACCCAGAAAACCTATCGCTCCAGCCTGAAGATCATCCAGCGCTGGGCCGGGGTCGAACAGGTCGCCCATATCGATCGCACCCGCGTGCGCAAACTGCGCGACGTGCTGCTGAAGGCGGACAAGAATGGCGAGGTGAAGATCAACCGCGCGGCCGGCACGATGCGCGTGCTGAAGACCCTGTTCGAATTCGCGATCGACAACGGCTTCCTGCCGGAGGAAAGCCGAAACCCCGCCGCCAACCAGAATATGCCAACGCCCCCGCCGCGCGATCAGATCTGGTCCCCGGCCGCGATGGATCTGATAACGGCGGCCGCGATCGACGCCGGCCAGCCCGGCCTGGCGCTGGCGCTCCACCTGGCGCGCGAAGTCGGCCAGCGCGAGCATGACCTGCTGAAGCTGCTGCTCAGCCAGTGGATCGAGATCCCGCGCCACAAGCTGAACCCGGAGGATTTCGACCGCCTGGCCGAACTCGACGGGGCAGGAAGGCCCACGGTCTGGGGCATCCGCCTGCGGCAGGGCAAGACGCGGGTTTGGGTGGAGGTGCCCGTCGCCGGCGAAACCCGCCGCCTGATGGACGCTGCCGCCGCCCAAGCGCGCGAGACCGGATCGCTGATCATGCTTCAGGAAATGGCGATCCCGACCGAGTTTCGCGACTATACCCAGCTGCATCGCCAGATCGCGGCTGAGCTGAAGGACAGCGGCGTCATGCCGACGCAGCCGGCGATCGACGCGATCGCGCGCGATCGCCTGGTCCCGCGCGCCTGGACACTCACCCGCTTTCAGCGCGCCGTCGCAGACATCCGCGCCACGGCGGCCGACCAGGCGCGCGCGCAGGGCGACGAGGATCTGGCGACGGAGATCGAGGATCTGCAGTTCCGCGACCTGCGCCGCACGGCCGTCGTCTGGCTGGGCGAGCTCGGCATCGAGGACCATCTGATCGCGTCGATCACCGGCCACAAGCTGGATCACACGCGCAAGATCCTCGAAACCTACATGCCCCGCACCACCAAGATGGCGGGCAGGGCGATCGCGCTCCGCAACGAGCGCAGCACCGTCACGCCGATCGCGGGCGGACAGGAGAAGAAGGCATGAAGATTTTTGATGCCATGGTGGAAATGAAAGACGTGGCCCTTCGCGAAAACCGTTCGCCTCAGCGGTGGGAAATCAACGACGCCGGCGTCAGCAGCCTGATGATCGACGGCCGCCTTGAGCATCTGGACCTGGTGACCGGACTGGTAGGCAAGCCATTCCTGGGCATTCCCATCGCAATGATGCCGCCCGGGACAAAGCGCGCGTCCAGCGATCCTAAAGTGGACCTGATCGTTGACGAGATTGTACGGCGCCGCTAA